TTATTTGTAGATTAACTTTTAAGTGTCAAGGTAGTTCAATTATGTTAAATCATTATATAGAGGGTATAGTTAAAGACCTTCGAGAGAATATTACAGACATTCATGATATTCATGTTAAATTAGGTTGCACATCAAGAAATGCTACTTTCCAAAAGAAGCTGATCGAATATATAGATTCAATTATAGATAATCATATTTATGCATAAAAATAAACAATAATACCAAAATAAAGATATAAAGATTTTTTTATTGTTTAAATTGAAGACAGTTTGTCCGAGTGGTTAAGGAGGTGGACTTGAAATCCACTGGTAAATTGCCGCACAGGTTCGAATCCTGTAGCTGTCGTAAAGTATAAATACATTACTATAATAGTATAATAATGTATTATGATAATAATTTGATAACTTCATTGCTAGTTTCAAGAGAACCTTCTACCCAACTTTGATTTAAACTGAAGTTTTCACCAGATATATATAAATTAGGTAAGGGGTTTATTAAAAATTTTGAAACAGCGGAACTATCAATATTTTTATTCCAATAAGCGACTCCACAATCCCAGTAACAAACAATAACTTTAATTGGTGTTGTAATTTTAATATCAAAAGTTTTATTAACTAATTTAACTACTTCATTTTTTAATTTTTTTTGATTATTTTGCATGTTTTTCCAGTGTTTTGTATAAACATCATCTGTATAAGAAATCATAATTAATCCATTTATAGGATCAATGGGAATAATATATCTAAGTTGGTTGTTTGTTACGATTTTTTTATTTATTTGTTTAATCCAATCGGTATTTTTATCAAATATTGCATAGGTTCTGCATAGTGGTTTACATGTAACAGAATTTTTTAAAACACAATGTATTGGTTTTAAAATAGAAAATTGAAGTAAAGATTGTTGTGGAATACAAAATATAATTTTGTTGGCGAGAACTTTACTAGTATTATAGTAAATTTCATAAATATCTTTATTTGTTTTGATATTTTTTACATGTGCATTTAATAAAAGTTCTCCAGAATGTTTTTTTAAGAATGTAACCATATGATGAATTAATGTATGATATTTACCACCCCAGTATGGTATATCAATACGAATACCTTTTTTAAATAAATGTATTGCATCATAAGAATTCATATTTTTAATTTGACCTGTATATCCACTTGCATAAATCAGAAATTCAGCTTCATCTTTGGGCAGAAGTTTTTTAGCAAGCTCACTAAAAGACATTTGTTTAAGAACTTGTTCATGAATAGTTGAAGATAATTTTATTACTTTATTGATAAATTCATAACCATTTTTACTATTAAATTTATTTGAAAATTGATTTTCAGTATCAATAAAGTCAATATCAGCACTAAACGGCTTATCTTTTCTAAAATCAAGTAATTCAAACTGTTTTAGTAATTTAATAACCTCTTTGTGATTTTTATTAAAACGAGCAGCTCCCGCAGGGAAGGAATATTCTGTATTGTTAATGTTCTCTTGTATTTGAAGTATTCTACCGCCAAAATAGTTGTTTCTTTCTAATAGTAAAATCTTCTTTTGATTATATTTTTTTAATAGTTGAAAATATGTGTTTAAACCTGCTATTCCTCCTCCAATAATAACAATATCATACATTTATAATATTGTTAGAAATTTTCTAAGTACTTATATATGAATTTACATTACTTATATCCAATTGCAGCATCTATTTTAATAGGTTTAAGAATGGTGTCTTATAAGGCCATGGTTTTAGGAACAAAATATTATTATTTATTATATGCATTTGTAATCTTTACAATTATTTTTTCACAATATTTTATTTATAAAGGAATGGAGTATATTGAAAATCCAGCAGTTGTAAATTTAATAGTATATGCAAGTGTATTTATTACTTTTTTTGCAGCTGTGTTTGTGTTTAAAATCAATAATTTTGATCCTTATCCTTTTTTATTAGGATTAATTCTTATATTATCTGGTTTATATTTTATTAACGCATCTTATGATTAATCAAAGAAGGGTTTAACAAAAAGACGCAATAGGATACACAAAACTAGTTTGTATCACAATCTGAATGCACCATTTCTTCAACAAGTTTTTCAAATGAATAAGAAGGTTTCCAGTTTAAAATATTGTTTGCTTTTGAGCAGTCACCTAATAATTCATCAACTTCTGTAGGGCGAAAATATTTTTCAGAAATAAAGATTAATTCTTTTCCAGTTTTTTCGTCATATCCGATTTCATCAATACCTGTTCCTTTCCATTTAATATTCATATTTTTTAATGCAAACGCTTTTTCAATAAACTCTCGGACACTATAGAATTTATTAGTAGAAAGAACAAAATCATCTGGTTTATCTTGTTGTAACATGAGCCACATTCCATATACATAATCTTTTGCATGTCCCCAATCTCGTTTTGCATCTATATTTCCCAAAACGAGTTTGTCTTGTTTTCCTTTTAATATATTATTTAAAGCAATTGTAATTTTTCTTGTAACAAATGTTGGTCCTCTTCTTGGACTTTCGTGATTAAAAAGTATTCCATTGCATGCAAATATGTCATACGCTTCTCTATAATTTTTTGTAATCCAATAACCATATAACTTAGCAACTCCATAAGGAGAACGAGGATAGAAAGGTGTATTTTCATTTTGAGGAACTTCAACTACTTTTCCATATAATTCTGAAGTTGAAGCTTGATAAAAACGAGTTTTTTCTTTTAATGGACTATTTTTGATTGCTTCTAATATTCTTAAAACGCCTAGTCCATCAATATTACCAGTATATTCAGGTAATTCAAACGATACTTTAACATGGCTCATAGCTGCAAGATTATAGACTTCTAAAACGTTTATTTCACTTGAGAATTTGTAAATTTCATCTAATACATTTACTATTTTTACACTATCAGATAAGTCATAGTATCTTAATTTTAGATTTGGATGATTATAAAGGTGGTCAATTCTTTGGGTATTTATGCTGGAACACCTTCTTATTAGACCCCATACTGTATAATTTTTTTCTAATAATAACTCAGCTAAGTAAGAACCATCTTGACCATTAACTCCTGTAATTAAAGCAATATTCATTAAAATTATAAAAAAAATATGTTTATATTGTATTTATAATAATATCAATAAAATATTATTATAGTTTAAAATGATTTTTTTCCTGTCAAGCTGCTACCTAAAATTAGTGAATGAACATCGTATGTTCCTTCGTAAGTATTAACAGTTTCTAGATTACATAAATGGCGAAAAATTTCATATTCTTCTGAAATACCATTTCCACCTAATATATCTCTACAATGTCTTGCAATATCTAATGATTTGGAACAAGAATTTCTTTTAATAAGAGATATCATCTCTGGTTTGTATGTTCCATTATCCATTAAATCTGCAACATGTAAGCAACTTAAGAATGCCAAGTTCCATTCGGTGGTCATATTTGCTAATTTCATATGTAATAATTGTTTTTCTGAAAGTAATTCTCCAAATAGTTTTCGATTTTGACTATATTCAAGTGCAGTATCAAAACAGAATTGGGCAGAACCTAATACTCCAAATGATATTCCCATTCTAGCATTGTTAAGACAAGAAAAAGGACCTTTCATGCCTTCTATATTCAATATATTTTCTTTTGGAACTTTTACCTCATCTAAGTTAATCATTCCCGTTACAGATGTTCGTAGAGAAAGTTTTCCTTCTATTTTAGGTGTTGTTATGCCTTCCATGCTTCTATCTAATACAAATCCGCGAACTTTATTATCTAACTTAGCCCAAATAATAAAGACATCGGCTATAGGTGAATTACTTATCCAAGTTTTATTTCCGTTAAGTATATAATTATTACCGTCAATAATTGCCTTAGTTTTCATAGATGAAGGGTCTGAACCATGGTCAGGTTCAGTTAAACCAAAACATCCAATATATTCTCCAGAGGCTAATTTATGTAAATATTTATCTTTTATTTTTTCATTACCATAACTAAAAATAGGATTCATGACTAAGGAAGATTGAACACTAAACATTGAACGATAACCACTATCTATATATTCTATTTCTTTAGCAATTAATCCATAAGTTTTATATGATTCGCCTAAGCAACCGTAACCATTTATAGTAGGTCCAAAAATACCCATTTCTCCAAAACTTTTAAAAATATTTCGATCTGTAATTTCGCTACGATAATCAATAATAACCCTTGGTTTTAGTTCTGTTTTACAGAAATTTTTAACAGATTCTACTATTAGTTTTTGAGTAGTTGATATATTTTTTCCAACATTTAAAATGTTTATCATTGAATAATAGTAATTGTATATTTTATTAAAGAAAAGATTTTATATTGTATTTACAATAATATTAATAAAAAATTGATATTTGAGAACCTTTATTGAGAACTTAGATATGAAAAGTAATACAATTGAACAAAACGAACAATGGTAGCTCCTGAAAGATTTAATAGTTCTCAAGTTCCAAGAAATATTGATAATTTGTGTGATTATGTAAATAATTTATCTGATGAAAATTATGAAAGATATGAAGAATGGAGAATTGAGAACAGAGATAATTTTGTAAGAGAATATAATGATTTATTGAATGAGCATCATATGATGCAGCATATGGATAGTTCAGATGAGGAGGATTCTGATGAAGAAGATTCAGAACTGGATTCTGATGAAGAGGATTCACAAATGGATTCAGATAATGAAAGTGAAGACATGGATTCTGACGAAGAAAACTCAATTGTAGATTCAGATGATGAATATGATGTAGCTAGGCAATCAGTTATTGAAGAACCTCAGCCTGAAGATGATTCTGATTCTGAAATAGAATATAGCGTAATTAGTGATGAAGACTCAGATTATGATTCAGACGAAGAACTAGATGTAGATTATACTGAGTGGTTATATCCTTATTTATCAATCTCTCATGTGTTACTTTAATTTAAATTCTTTTAAATAATTATGTAATGTTTATTTGTATTTTTTTTATAATCGTTTAATAAATGAATATACATTTATAATCATTTATTATAATTAAAAATTATATGTTTTAATGAAGTATCCAGTAATAAATCCAAGAATATCAACAACCACATCTTCGTAGCGACCATACCACCAAGCATCATTTTTTTCAGCTAATGTTTTGTCTTTATTTCTATTTAAATATTGAAATTTTGCTTTTTTAGCTTGGTCTTCACATTTTAAAAATTTGGGTGTATGTATTCCGAATAAATATTCAACTAACTCCCAAAGTATTCCTAAAATAATAGCAAGATAAAATTGTTTTGAATAAAAGTAACCAGCTAAAGCAAAAACTAAAAAATGAGTTAATAACCATCCATCTACATAAACCATTCCATGAATGGATAATGGGTCTTTGAATTTAGGATACGCACATCTAAATTGACCATAAATAATAATTAAAATTACAACAAATAATCCACCAGCAATAAGTTGTAAGTTTTTATCCATATATATATCCAATATATTATAAATAAAAAAGTGTAAATGGTTAGATACTGTTTCTTCGTATTTTATTTCTTTTCCAAGTAATACCATTTTCAATTGAATAACGAAAGTTATAGAACTGTTTTAAATCTTGATGTCTAAAAAACGCATCATTCAAAAATGGAATTTCTTGTGAAGTGTAATATAAATCTTCTTTTATTCCACTCCATTGTTCAGCATTGCATTGGTTTTTCCAGTATTGTAGAAATATTTTATACTCTATATGGTGTGTTAAAAGTGGTCTCCTGTATGGTATGTAATGACCGATTCTTGTAATAATATGTTCAGGTAATTTATCATAATGGCTCATAGCGATTATAATAAAGAAATAAAAAAAATCATACTAAAAGAATAATTATTCAACTGTAACTACTTTTGCAAGATTTCTTGGAAAATCGGGGTTAATATTGTTCTCGATCGCTTTATAATATCCGATTAATTGAATACAAATATTTGCAATAAGTCCTCCGAATATTTCATTGTTCTCAATTAGTATATGGTTCTCGATATCAGTTTGTTTATCTGTAATATAGATAACATTAGCCTTTCTTGATATAAGTTCTTCATATGCATTTCTGTTTTTTTCTCTGTTTTTATCACCAATATCTAAAATAATAATGGGTAGGTTCTCTTCAACAAGTGCAAATGGACCATGTTTTAATGCAGAAGATGAATATCCTTCGGCGTGAATATAGCAAATTTCTTTTATTTTTAGTGATCCTTCCTTAGCAATTGCTAATTCTTTATCTTTTCCGAGTATAAAAAGTGTTTTTTTATCTAAAAACTTAGTAAAAGTTCTCAACGACACGTTTTTAAAAGTATTCTGTATTTGAAAAGGTATATGTCTAATACTATCTATAATAGATTTTCTTTTCTTTATAGAGGTTCCTTTATTTTGTGAGAACCATACAGCTATCATTGATAAAATAATGCATTGATTCGTGAAAGATTTGGTAGATGCAACTGCAATTTCTCTACCAGCATTTAAATATACTCCACAATCAGTATCTCTTGCGATCAATGAATCAACAACATTAACTACTCCAATAGTAGGAAGGTCGTATTCCTTTGCAATATGAATGCATCTATGTAAATCTTTTGTTTCACCTGATTGAGAACATAGAATAATACATGTTTTTCCTTTTTTTGGTATATCTGTAATATCAAATTCAGCACCATCAAATACATGAACAGTTGAAAATATGTCTAAACTTTTGAATATTTCTTCGGACCATAAGGAAGAATGATAGGATGTTCCACAGCCTAGTAGAATAATATGTTCACATTCAAGTAATCTACATTTATTTTGTTCTAATCCGCCAAGTTTTACAGAAATATTATCATCAATACGACCTCCATTATTGGTGCATCTCTTGATTGCATCTGGTTGTTCCATTATTTCTTTCAATGTCCAATGTTCAAAATCATCAGGTTTGATAATAGCATCGTCTTTTAATTTTATTTTAACAGGATATCTTTTAAAATTTTCATTATATTCGATTTTTTTGTTGTTTTTTTTAATGTGAATTATATCGTTGTTCTCAATAATAATATAAGATTTAATGTGATTATTAAAAGCTAATTGCTCACTTACAATTAATACAAAATCATCTTCAAATCCAAGTAGAAGTGGAGAACCATTTCTTGACATCCAAATTTCATTAGGAAAGTCTTTATGAATAATTACTAGTGCCCATGTGCCTTGTAGTTGCATAATGGTGCATTCAATGGCTTTTTCAACATTATTATGTATTTTAAAATATTTCCCTAAGATTACAGCAATCACTTCAGTATCTGTTTGCGAATAAAAAGTATATCCTTCATTTATTAATTGTTCTTTTAAAATATGAAAGTTCTCAATAATACCATTATGAACGATAGAGAACATTTGATCATTATCATTGTGAGGATGAGCATTTATGTCATTTTTTTCTCCATGAGTAGCCCATCTAGTGTGTCCAATAGCAATATGACTGTCTTCATGTGAAATTACAGAATCTTCTAGTAGTTTTATAGAATTATTTGTATTAGTAGATGCATATTTAAATGTTTTCACATTGTTTTCGTGAATATATGATAATCCAGCTGAATCATAGCCTCTATTTTGTAATAATTTTAGTCCATTAATAATGTAGTTATAATAATTATTATTACCTAGGTAACCAACAATTCCACACATTAATGGAAAAATGAAAATATATTTAATATATTTACATTAAATATTTTAAATATAAATGTTAAGTTTGAACAATCATAGAATGAAAACCGTTAATAATTGACATAGGAATAAGTATTTCATTTTGAGAAAAAGTTTTAAGATTTACAAAAGAAATATAATTTTGATTATTTTTTTCTGTAAATGATATAATATACGATGTATTTGATATATTTATAACTTGAGGTTCTCCAATAATAACTGTATTTTCAAATAATATTTTTTTTGTAATTTTCATATTTTCACAAATAGTAAAACCAGTAAATCCAACTTCTTTATCTACTATACTAAGAATAGTATGTGTGCTATTAATTTTTACAGGAAAATCCATATGAATATTTTCAAGTTCTGAGTATTTTTTATTTAAAACATATTTATTTTTCCTGTTAATATTAATTTCTCTTAATTTAGGTTTGAAAACAAGATTAGAAAAATCAACTTCATCTAATTGTGGTGCTTGTATAATATAAGAGTTTTCGTTTTCTTCAAAATGTGAAAAATGAAAAATATAGATTCCTTGGTCCATTGAAAAGGTCTCTATTTGTTTAGTTTGTTTATTTATTATGTGAATAAATGTTGGTAACTTATTATTTAAATGGATTGGGAATTTAGAATTAAAAATACTCTTAAAATTGATTTGTAGAGGACAATCTGCAAAAATAACATATTTTTCAGTATTAATAAAATCATGAATTACAGGCATATATTTAGTTTTAATTTTTATTTTATCAATTAAATTATATTTCTTATCTAGAGTTAAAAATTGAACCTCTTTTTTTAAGATATTATAATGTATAGTATCAATAGTTTGTTCATTAAATTTACTATGAGCTGATATACTGGATATTTTATTTATAAATTGTTTTCCAATAGTAGATATGTTAAATTTATCCATATCTAGGTGTAGCACATAGGGATAGTCAGTTTCGTATAATGCAAGAGTTTGATTTTGAAATTGATGTAATGCAGTGTTTGCTGTTCCGCTTGGGACAGGGAATATTTTTAACATTGACAATGCAAGTGTAAATAAATTATGTTTATTTTTTCCATGTTTTTGTTCAAAAAGTAATTTTTCTGTTTGAATAATATGATTATGAAATGTAATATTTCCTTTATTAAAAAATACGCCTTGAACTACTCCATCTCCAGTAAATAAATCCATTAAAGAAGTAACATTATGAAAGTCATAATTAGGCCCGATCAGTCCATAAAAACCAGTAATATTTTTTAAAAAAATGTGCTCATTATTAAGATGAATAGAATAGTCTTTTTGATAAAAATTTTTTGTATATTGTCTATTAAATTTTGGAATAAAACACTGACAAGATGAAATAAATAAAAATATGAAAATAATAAAGTTCATATATTTAATATGGTTAGAGATTTATATATTTTTGTTGATATGTATATTTACATAAATAT